GGATTTAATTATGTACTATCCGATAAAGCACCTAGTAAAAATAAGGGTGTACATTTCTTTATTGATGATTACCAGTTTATAAGAATTTGGAACAATCCAGATGCATATGTAAAGAAGCTAAGTGAATATGGCGCAGTAATTGCACCAGATTTTAGTCCTTATGGTGATATGCCATTGGCAACTCAAATATTTAATCATTATCGTAAACATTGGGTAGCTAAATATTTACAAGAACGTGGAGTAAATATAATACCGTGTATTAGAGCTTCAACGGATGAACGCTCACTAGAGTTTTATTTAGAGGGTGAACCTAAAGGTGGAATAGTTGCTATATCAAGTATGTGGACTAATTCACAAGAATTAAAAGACTATTTCAAGCGTGAATATAACACAATGATTGAAACTCTAAAGCCTAGTAAGATTTTAGTTTATGGAAGTAAAGTAGATGGCTTAAAAGGCAATATAGAGTTTATAGAAAGTTTTACAAGCAAGAGGTGGAATAATGGCTAAAAGTTCAAGAGGTGGAAGAAGAGGTGGTGTTGCACCAAACCCAGGAAGAGGGGCTTCAATAGCTCAATCTAATACACCAGCTAGACAAACTGGTAATATAAACACAACTCAAACTAGATCATATCAAAATATGGATGATAATGATGCACAAGCAATTATTAGTGCTAATGCTGATTCATATCAAGACCCTGACTTTGTATCAGCTCAAAAAATGTACATATCAGATGCGGTAGATAGTCAAGGCTATTCATATTCACAATCTATGAATTACAAATTGGATAATGGATTACCTTTAAATGCAACTGAAAGGTGGATTAATGATAATCTACAAAACGGTATGCACGATTTAGGTAAAGATACTAACTTAGTAAGATACTGTCATGATGATATTTTACAAAAGTGCGGTATTAGCGATTATACAAAATTAAGCGATTCACAATTACAATCAAAATTAATTGGTACTGAATTAAAAACAACAGCATATATGAGTACCTCATATAACGCTAGTAAATCACCATTTGCGCCTAATCAACCTTTAGGTGGTGGTAGAGAAGTGGTGATGAATATTAAAGCTTCTAGCAATAGTAAAGTTGTTTTAGGGGCTAAAGCTCAAAGTGAAATTGTAATGAATAAAGGCACTAATTTAAGAATTACAGGTATTCATTATGATGGAACATATGCAACACCTAGAAATAAAGGCTCAAGACCAAGAGTTATTTTAGATGTTGAAACATTTTAAGGGGTGATAAATATGGCAAACACAAAAACAAAATCAAGTCCAAAAGACTATGATAGGTGGAATGGTAACACTGGAATAAAAGTTACCAAAAAACCTAGTACTAAGAAAGTGAAGCGTGGTAAGTAATGGCTAAATCATCACGTGGGGGAAAGAGAACCGCTGGATCATCTGCATCAACTGTTAATGCAGCTACACAAAAAGTTAATCCTCAAAATTCTCAGGTACAACAAACCCAACCACAAGTTGATACAACCCAACAAGCTCAATCATTTAGCACAAACTATAATAATTTTATGGATATGAGTGATGACCAAAAAGCTGATGCAATATCAAATTTAGCATCTCAAGATGCCCCAGTATTCTTAGCTGATAATGACTTCCAAAAATTTACGTATAATTTGGGCTTAAACGACAAACCTCAATTAGTAGATGACAATGTACTTGATACAATGAATGGAACTGAACTATTCAGAACAGTCAATTCAGTTAATGATAGCACAAATAGAATGAGGTGGGATGCTGATACAATCGCATCACAAGTTCAACGTGGTTCAGTTACTAGAGTATCTGATAGTGGTGGTTCAGTTTATGGTAGAGGTATTTATTTTGCCGATGATTATGGTGAATCAAACCTTTATGGTAATACTAGAGGTAATATTAAGAAAACAGCTGTTGTTAGAGCTAAATTAAATTCCAATGCCAAGATAATTACTTATAGTAAAGCAACTAGTGGTATGCTAAGTGAAATGAGAAGTGGTTCAAAGTTAGGTAAAGCATTACGTAAATGTGATCAATCATCAGCAGTTAGTATATATGCTATGGCAAAAGGGTATAATGTAATTACTAGCGGTGGGGGTTACTATAATATCTTAAGTAGAAATGCTATAACAATGAGTAAAACTATTAAAGCTGGAAGCAATAAATGGTAGAAAGGAGAATGAATTATGACAGATAAAGAAATAGATAAACTATTTGAAAAAATGAACAAAGAAACTGCCAATAAAATGAATGGTACACACCCTAGACCAAAACCAACAAAAAAGACAGTTAAAAGAAAGTAGGTGATATTATGGCTACTAAACCAAGTAGAGGAAATCCACCTGAGAACTTTGGAAAGACCTTTACTGCTGAAGAAAGAAGAGCCAATTCATCCAAGGGTGGAAAAAAATCAGTTGAAGTAATGCGTAAAAGAAAACGCACGAAAGCAATACTTGAGATATTCTTATCAATGCCATTAGAAAAGCGTAAAGAAGCTGATATTGAAGAAATAAAGAGCTTTAAAGGGTTAAAAGGTAAGAATATAACAGTTAATGAAGCAATTCAATTAAGACAAGTCCAAAGAGCTTTAAATGGTGATTTAGCAAGCGCTCAATACATACGTGATTCTATAGGCGATAAACCGACCGAAAATGTAAATGTAAATGCTGAAGTTAAAAATCCTTTGAAAGACTTAACAACTGAAGAGTTAAAGAAACTTATCGACAATGGGGATTCCAAGTGAAATAATTTATCAAGCTAAGCTTGAGTTAGCACGTAGGGATTTTTGGGAATTTTGTAAATTAACTGCTTCAGATTTTTATAGAGAGTCAAGACCATTCTTAAAAGACATGTGCTATCAGCTTCAAAGCTTCTACGAATCGGATGAAAAAATCCTGGTAATCAATTTACCACCGAGACACGGAAAAAGTAGAACTGCTACACAATTCGTAAAATGGTTATTTGGTCAATCTATTCACAACAAAGTTATGACTGGATCATACAATGAAACATTATCTATGACTTTTGCTAAACAAGTCCGTGATGCAATTCTTGAAGAAAAAACACAAGGTATATTGTCTTATTCTGATATATTCCCTGATACAAAAGTTAAGCGTGGTGAATCAAGCGCTAATAAATGGGCTTTGGAAGGTTCTCAACAAACGAACTATCTGGCAACATCACCAAATGGTACTGCAACTGGATTTGGTTGTAACATTATGATTATTGATGACTTGATTAAATCAAGTGAAGAAGCTTTTAACGAAAACACGCTAAATAAGCATATAAGCTGGTTTACGGACACAATGCTATCACGTACTGAGAGTGGATTTAAGTTAATCATAATCATGACTAGATGGGCTAAAAAAGACTTAGCTGGCTATATACTAGATAACTATCCATGTAGACATATCAACTATAAAGCACTTCAAGAAAACGGCTCAATGCTATGTGATGAAATTTTAAACAAAGAAGATTTTTTATTTAAAACTAAGTCAATGAGTAAGGAGATAGTTGAAGCTAACTATCAACAAGAGCCAATCGATATTAAAGGTCGCTTATATACTCAATTCAAAACTTATACCGAATTACCAAAGAATTATAAATATATTCTTAATTACACTGATACGGCTGATACTGGAGAAGACTATTTATGCTCAATTGATTATTTAGTTGTTGGAGAAGATTATTACATACTTGATATAGTTTGTACTAAAGAGCCTATGGAAGTAACTGAACCAATGGTGGCTAAAATGGTAACTAAAGATAAAGTGGGTTGTGCTATTATTGAATCTAATAATGGCGGTCGAAGTTTTGCAAGAAATGTAAAAACTGAATGTCAAAAATTAAAAAACACTCATACGAATATCCAATGGTTTCACCAAAGTGAAAATAAGCAAGCTAGAATATTTTCAATCAGCGCTTCAGTTATGGCTCATGTGTTTTACCCTCATAACTGGATTGATAAATATCCTGAGTTTGCGGATATGATGATAAGGTATCAAAAAGAAGGTAAAAACGCACATGATGACTGTCCAGATGCCGTAACAGGTGTTTATGAACATAATCAGCCAATAGGACAATGGCTTTACTAATTACATTGTATGTAATTATTTAAGAGGTGAAAAATGTTAAAAATAGAAGAAATTAAAACTTTAATTACTAATGATAAAACTTCAGAAGTAAAAACTAAAGCTAAAAAAGGTGATGACTATTACCGTGGAGTTCATGATATAAGAAATTATAGAATGTTTTACTATGATGCTGATGGTAATTTGGTTGAAGATAAGTATAGAAGCAACATTAAAATTGCACATCCATTCTTTACTGAACTTGTTGATCAATGCATTCAATATATGTTTAGTGGTGAAAAGATTGTTAAATCCAAAATTCCAGAGCTTCAAGAAGAATTAGATAATTACTTTAACGCTGAATTTATCAACGAATTAGTTAATACTGGTACTGATTGTAAATCACGTGGATTTGGTTATATGTACGCTTATAAATCAAGCGAAGGTAGAACTAAATTCTTAAGCGCTGATTCCATGAACGTTGTTGAAGTTAGAAAAACTGAAAGTGATGATAATTGCGAATATGTTATCTATCATTACATTGAAAGAATTGGCAAAAACCAAGAAAAGATTACTAAAATCCAAGTATGGGATAAAGAATTTGTTTACTATTATGTCCAAGATGGCGAAGGTAAAATCACTATTGATGAATCCGTTGAATTAAATCCTAGACCGCATGTTGTTTATGAGCGTAAAGGCGAAGAATATGGCGCTTCACTAGGCTATATTCCATTCTTTAAGCTTAAAAATAACAAGTTTGAAATGTCCGATTTATACGCTATTAAGCCTTTAATTGATGATTACGATTTAATGGCATGTGGCTTATCAAATAATATTCAAGACTTTGACTTCCCTATTTATGCTGTAAGTGGATTCCAAGGTGATAACTTAGATGAATTAATTACTAACTTTAAAACTAAAAAGACAGTTGGAGTTGGTGAAGGTGGAAGTGTAGACATTAAAACAATTAATATTCCGTATCAAGCAAGAGTTGCAAAGCTTGAACTTGATGAAAAAAACATTTATAGATTTGGTATGGGCTTCAATAGTTGCCAATTGGGTGATGGAAATATCACTAATGTTGTAATTAAATCAAGGTATGCTTTGTTGGATCTAAAATGTAATAAGTTTGAAAAGCAATTAAGAGCGTTCTTATCAAAGATAGTTCAAGTTGTACTTGATGAAATTAACTCAACTGGTAATGAAACAGCTTATTCATTAAAAGATGTTTACTTTGAGTTTGACCGTGAAGTAATGACCAATGCTTCTGATAACGCTAATATTGAAAAAGTTGAAGCTGATACTAAAGCTGTAATGGTTAATACTTTACTTAATGTGGCTAGTGTAATTGATAAAGAGACCATTTTACAAAATATATGTAAAGTCCTCGATATCGATTATGAAGAAATTAAAGATAAGCTACCTAAAAGTGAAGCTGAATTAAACCAAGAAGCTCAAAACTTGTTAAGTGGTGAATAACCATGAATAGATACCAAAAAAGAGTTCAAAAGCAAGTGCTTAAAAATGAAGCTGAACTTATTGAAGAAATAACTAAGACTTATGAAAAAGCACTTCAAGATATAATGGTTAAAATAGTTGATTTACAGGCACGTACGGACACGCAAAACTTACAAAGTATAATTTATCAAGTGGAATATCAAAAAGCTCTAAAAAAGCAAATAGAAGCTATTTTAGACCGATTACACACTCAAAACTTTACTACTATTAGTGAATATCTTACTAAATGCTATGAAGAATCTTGGATTGGTACACTGTACGACTTACAAAATCAAGGCATACCCTTAATATTCCCAATAGACCAAGAACAAGTAGTTAAAGCTGTCCAATTAAATACTAAGTTATCCAAGAGTTTATACGATAGCTTAGGTATTGAAATTAAGGATTTAAAGCGTATAATTAGAAGTGAGGTATCACGTGGAATAAGTCAAGGTTATTCCTATGAAAAAATGGCAAGCCTAATTAGAAACGCAAGCCAAAATACTTACAATAACTCATTAAGAATTGCAAGAACTGAGGGACATAGAATATCCCAAGAATCAACTTATAACGCTCAAGTTAAAGCCAAGAAAAAAGGCGCTAATATTGTAAGAGAATGGGACGCTACACTGGATGGAAAAACTAGATCAAATCACAGATTCTTAGATGGACAAGTAGTTGATATTGATAAACCATTTAAAAATGCTGATGGTGATGAAGCCATGTATCCAGGTGGTTTTGGAATTCCAAGTGAAGATATTAATTGCCGTTGTGTGGTTAACCAAAGAGCAAAATGGAATCTTGATAAATCATTCACTAAAATGAATGGTGAAGATAATGAACTTATGGAATTTAAAAATAAAGAAGACTATGAAGAATTCAAAAGAGAATTTTGGAGGGTAACAAATGATAAAAGCTGAATTTAATGAATCGATAAACGATTTAACAACCGAGAACCTCTACCAATGGGACTCATACCAAACACTTGTAATAAGCGGTATTGATTTTGAAGCTGTTAGCCCAAAAGTACATTTTTGCAATAAGAAATCAATTGAAGCTTTAGCAGTTCAAGGCATACTTAAAAATGATGGAACTTGTGAAGTATCAATTCCTAACACACTTCTAGGTGAAAAATACGATATTCTAGCCTATATCTATACAAATACTGGCTTAACCTATAAAACTATCAAATCTATTACAATTCCAATTATTCCAAGATTAAAACCGACCAATTACACTCAACCAAGTAATGAAGAAATAGCCGAAATTGAAGAAATAGAGCTTCAAGCTAAAGCTATTTTAAATGGACTTTATGTAAGTGATTATGACTCAACAAAGGCTTATAAAAGACCTAACATTGTATATTACAACTATTCCTCTTACATGTGTATTAGTGATGCTGAAATTACTGGAATATTACCAACTGATACAACTAAGTGGAGACTTATAGTTGAAGGTGCAGTTATCACTGGATTAAGTAAAGACCAAAGCGGAAATTTAGTTTTCACATTTACTAATGGAGCAACATATAGCGTTCAAATTGCTATTGCTGAAACAACCGCAGTTGATAATACTGTTATTCCAGCTTTAGATTTAACTAGTGCAGATGTTACTAAAGTAAAATCTATTAACACAGTATTAACTGGTGCGTTTGACTCAGAAGAAGAACCAGAATGCTATTATGTGACACTTACTAAATCAGGTTTATACTACTATCATAAGCGTAATAGTGCTGAGGAAATTACTAGTGGATTATTCACTTTTCATAATTTGGATTTTGATGAAACAGGACATCCTGGAACATATCACACTCAAACACATGTACTGTCAATTCCAACTACAAATGTGGATGATGTTATTATAGTTTCACTATTAATTCCATTTTATGAGGTATAACATATGGCAAAAAGATATTTATCAGTTGATGGAAAATTAATAACTCTTAATAATAAATTAATCGAATTACCAGCCGATTGCGCTGATCCAGTAAGTGAAAGCTTAGTTAGTTCAAACACTGATTTAGTTAACCAAAATAAGGCGCTAGTTGAAGAGATTGAAACTTTAGTGGAGAATTTATCAACTGGTGCTAATATTACAGACAATATACTTGTTACTAGCAACGCAAATGATATTCTAACAGCTAACCATAAAAAATTATGTATTTTAAATGATAGTACTGAATTAACATTTAAAGTAGATAGTGAGTTAAATGGTTCTGTTAATGAAGCTATTGAAACTTTAACTCAAGTAATGCCTCAATCAAGTAACTTAAGTTGCGTTACAGCTGGTAATTATATTTATATACCAGTTGGTAGTATAATTTATAAATTTAATACTATAACCAAAACTTTAAGCACAATAGCCACAAGCACAAGCGCTTCTGGAGCTTGTGCGTTAGTAGGAAATTATATTTATATATTCCCACCTAATAATCCAATTCACAAATTTAATATAACAACTGAAACAATTGAAGAAATAACAGTAAGTTTTCCTAATATATATAGATCAAAGTGTGCTAAATTTGGAAATAATATTTATATATTTGGTGGTTATTTGGGTAGTACTTACTATAAAACTATTTATAAATTTGATACAACAACCGAAACGCTCACAACTTTAAGCGCAACATTGCAATATGGTTCGAGTAATTCATGTTATGCGAGATCAGGCAAATATATTTATATATTTGGCGGAGAAAGTAATGCTAACTATAAAACTCAAGGTAAAATTATACAAAAGTTTGACACCTCAACTGAGGCAATCACGACTTTAAGTGCAACAATTCCTGCGAGTAGTGGCTTAAGTGAAGCATGCTGTAGTGAAGTGAATGGAAAGATTTATATATTTGGTGGATATAGTTATGCTTCATATGAAAATATTATTTATAAATTTGACCCAACAACTGAAACACTTACTACTTTAAATATAAGATTACCTACTAGATTATCACAAGCATGCTGTAGTGAAGTGAATGGAAAGATTTATATATTTGGTGGTAAAAGCGCTAGTTCAACATATAGTACCGCAATATATATGTTTACACCTAGTGGAATGACTTTAGACAATAATAATGTATTAATTTATTCTCATGGTAATAATAATTATTCGTTTGAATTGATTAGTAATCAAGCTACTATTCCAGTTAAAGGAGTTTACATAGGAGATAGCAATAATGTTGCACAATTTGCAGAAGCTTATTTGTATGATGAAGGCGATAGCAATTGGGTAAATGTTAATACTGGAGAAACACTAGTTGTTTCTGAGACAACTTAATATTGAAAAAATAATAAAATGGGTATAAATTATTAATGAAAGGATAAAGACATATGCCAGTAACAAGACAAGTAACTATTAATTTTGATAATGGTGTACAAAAAGTCCAAGGTTCGTATAACGGAAGCGGAATAGTTTCTGATTGGACTGAAAGTGGACAAAGCATCCAAGTTGTTCAAGGCAACACTATTTTTACTATAACTTTAAAACCTGGATATGTTGTAAATTCCGTAGTTTCAACAACTTCAGGAGAAATCACTTTTACAGATAATACTTTTTCACAAAGTTCAAGCTTTTCTGATACTATAACAATCACTACCAGTAAAGTAGAAATAAACACAGCTTTACAAAATAACAATGAAACTTTAGAACAAACCAACACAAAACTTACAAGTATAAAAAATACACTCAACTCTAAGGGAAGTGGTGGCTCAGGTGGATCTAAAGTTGATACTTCTGATGCAGATGCTACACAATCGGACATATTGAGTGGTAAAACAGCATATGTAAACGGTACTAAATTAACTGGTACTCATGTATGTGAAACCCCACAAACTCAAGAAAAAACCGCAACCCCAAGTACTTCAATTCAAGAAATCACGCCTGATAGCGGAAAATACTTATCTAAAGTAACTGTTGAAGCTATTCCAAATAGTTATATAAACCTAACTGGCTTAACTTTAACCACAAACGAAATACAACTTGAAGATGGTTTACCTTCACAATATACAAGTATTTATATTAACACACCAATTAATAAGCCTAGAATAATTGTCGACCAAGACAACGTTATTGACTTACAAAATGATGGAAACACTATTATATTTGCTGGTCGTAATTACACATTACAAGGGCTTGAAAATTTAACCGCTGGAAATGTTAAAAGTGGTGTAAATATCGGTGGAGTTACTGGAACATATGAAGGTGCTTCAGCTCCAGTTGAAGAGACTAAGACAGTTGATTTATCAATGGCTACTGGTAATCAAGTAATCACCCCTACAAGCGGTAAAACACTATCCCAAGTAACTATTACTAAACCATCCACTTTAACGCCTGGAAACATTAAAAAAGACATTGATATAAGTGGCGTAATTGGTACTTATGAAGCTATTACCCCAACCGTAACTTTTGATTCCACTACTGGAACATTAACTATTACAACAAGTGAGGCATCCTCATGATAACTATTACAACAGTTGAAGGCTTACAAGCAATCCAAAACGATTTAACAGGCGATTATGAGTTAGGTTGTGATATTGACTTATCAAGCTTAGAAAAATGGACACCTATTGGAACACCAGAAGATGTTAATGTAAGTTTTAATGGAACTCTTAATGGTAATGGTCACAAAATTAAAAATATGACTATTACTATTAATTCTACTTATGATAATAACTTGGTTGGATTCTTTAGAATGTTAGGTGATTGTACTATTAAAAATCTAGTATTTGAAAATGCAACTATTAATTCAACTGGTTATAATAACTGTACTGGTATTTTAGCTGGTGGAGTTTATTATAAAGCACCACAAATTGAAAATGTATCTGTTCAAGGAACTATAAATGTTACACATAACTACTTATACACTCAATATGCTTTTAGAGGTGTTGGTGGCTTTATAGGTTCGTGCTATGGTGACTCCAACTATATGACATTTAAAGACTGTATAAGTAATGTAAATATTAATATAACTGGTTCTAGTAGAAGTATATATGTTGGTGGATTTATTGGTTATTCAAGATACACTAAATTATACAGATGCTTTGCTTTTGGTACTATTGCAGTACAAGAAAAAAGTGGTGAGCAATATTTCAATATTGGTGGATTTTGCCCTCATATTTATAGCAGTACACATAATTATTGTGCTAGTGCTGTATCAATAAGTGGAGCAAGTAAAACTACTTGTACTAGTTGCTCTAAATATTTAACTGAAACATCTAGCTTTACAAACAATAATTCAAGAAAAATATGGAATGGTGCAACATTTAATTATGAAGATTATGCAAGTGATAGTGATACGCTAGTTACTCAAGAAGAATTCATCACTTTAATTGATGATGAAAATAAATCTAAATATAACTTAACCGATTTAGATTTTGCTAATGGTAAATATCTAAAATTAGCAATAGACACTGGCAAAACTATTTATAACATTTCACTCTTTGGAGTTACTTATAACAATGTTAAAAAGGTTATTTATAACGGAAATGAAGTAAGTAAGTTTTATTTGGATGGTGGAGTTGTGTTTGAAAAATCAAGCAGTGAAGAACCAAGTACAGGCGAAACTTGGGTGTTGAATGCAGACTTAACCTTTGGAGTTAAAAGTTGGTCACACGATATTAACTTTACGTCAAATGGAAATTCGTATAGCAAATTTAGCTATAATTTTTCTAGTCCGATGGCTGCATATTTGGTATACGGAACAACGAATGTATATGAAGTTAACTCCCATGCGTGGACAAATGAAGCTTACCGCACAGTTATCTTCGCTACATCACCTACTGGGGATCTACTTACTTGGTTACAAGGTAATGGAACAAAACAATGATTAATTAGTAGTAATACTATTAATAAAAATCGACAAAGAAAAGTCGTTAAAACTAGTTCAATTAAAAAATTCAAATCGTGACATAACACGTAAAAATTGTATGGAGGACTATTAAATGAATTTTACAGAAGTTTTAAAGGCTCAAGGATTAACTGATGAACAGATTGTTAAAATCTCAGCTGAAATGAAATCCAATAAGATTTACCTTGCAAGTGAGGAAAACATGGATGTTAGATATAACAAACTTAAATTGGAATCGGAGCAAAACGCACAAGAATTAGCAAAGTCTCAAGCTTTAATCAATGAATTGCAAAAAGGTAATAAAGGTAATGAAGAATTACAAGGTAAGATTAAAGACTATGAAACTCAAATCGCTAATCTTAAGAAAACCAATGAAGAACAAAGACTTGAATCAGCTTTAGATAGAGTATTATTAGAAGCTAATGTTCAAGATGTGGATTATGTTAAATTCAAAATCAAAGAAAAGGGAACTGAATTAAAACTTGATGATAAAGGTAATTTAACAGGAACTAAAGAGTTATTGGATGATTTAAAAGTTCAGTTGCCGACACAATTCGCTAGTGTTCAGTCAAAGGTAAAAGAAATGAAGTTGCCGAGTGATAGTGATAATAAAGGCGTTACTAAGGATGATTTTAAAAAAATGAGTTATCGAGAACGCTTAAAGTTATTCAATGAAAATCAAGAGGCATACGAAGAATTAACAAAACAAAATTAATGAAAGGTAAAATTAAATTATGGCAATTACAACAATGGATCAAATGATCAACCCACAAGTCATGGGTGATATGATCAATGCAAAAATTGAAGCACTATTAAAATTAACACCATATGCTAAAGTCGATACAACTTTAGTTGGTGTCCCAGGGGATACAAAAACAGTACCATCTTGGAATTATATTGGTGATGCTGAAGATGTTGCTGAAGGTGTTGAAGTTGGATTAACTCAAATGACCGCTTCAAGCACTACCTTCACTATTAAAAAAGTAATGAAAGCTGTTGGAATTACACAAGAAGCTATTAACTCTGGTTATGGCGACCCAGTTGGACAAGCTGGTTCTCAATTAGCTCAATCTATTGCTGGTAAACTTGATAACGATGTATTAGAAGCAGTTTATGAAGCAACTATGGTAAGTGGTGATGGTACATCTAACATCTCTTATAGTGGTATCGTTGATGCTAACTGTAAGTTTGAAGATGAAGAAGACGGAATTGATAAAGTTATGTTTATTCACCCAGCTCAAGAAGCTACACTCTTAAAAGATAGTAACTTTATCTCAGCTGATAAATATCAAGCTGGTGTTGCAGTTAATGGTTCTATCGGTAAAATCGCTGGTGCTTGGGTTAAAAAGTCCAAGAAAGTTAGACTTGTTACTTATGAAAAAGTTGAGTCAGGCAGTACAGTTACTATCGATGCTAATAACTTAGCTGAATATCAAGCTAAAGTTGATCCAACCGTTAAACTTGAAGTTGGAAATGGTCTTAAAGCAATTGCTAAAGCTTCACAATATTATGTATGTCCAGTTATCAAACTTGAACCAGATTCAGCTGAAACTGAATATACAGAAGATGAATTAACAGCTATAAGTATCTTCTTAAAGAAAGATATTCAAGTTGATCATGATTGGAAGTCACGTTCTCAAACTCACGAAATTGTTGCATCAAAATATTATGGTGTTGCATTAACAAACGCTGCTAAAGTAGTTTTAGCTAAGTTTAAGGCTTAATAAAATATTAAAAATTGGAGGGATAAAATGATTATTAGTGTTAAAGAAGTGGTTGATTACTATCATTTATTTGCGGACACCTCAACAGAGTTAGTCCAAGCTAAATTAGATGGTTTAGAAGCACTTATTAGAAGTAAAACAAATAATAATTTTCAAAATAGAAATATTAGAATAGTATGTCCCTCAGTTGACAATTATTTGGTTGGCATGTCCCCTTACTTAAAGGTGGGGGACACCATTCAAATAACTAATTCTAAAATTAATGATGGTTTATATTTAATCGAAGAAATTACAGCAAATAAAATTAAATTAGATAAGAACTTATTCGATTGTGAAGAATGTACTGTTACTAAAGTTGAATATCCACAAGATATTATATCAATGGTAATTAATATCCTTAAATGGGATGAACAATTTGGTTCTAAAATGGGTATTCAAAGTGAGTCAATCGGTAGACACTCAGTAAGTTACTTCTCACAAAATGACCAAAACTCATATAATGGGTATCCAATTCATTTATTTACAGGACTTAAGAGATACACTAAGGCAAGTAGGAACTTCCTATGATTGGTGGTAATTTAAAGGCTACTATCCAGGTTAAAACGGCTTCTACCAATGATTTAGGCGAGAATGTATTAACTTGGAGTGATAAATATGTATTAAATGGTTGGTTAGACTTATCAAGTGGCACTTCTACTTATTCTCATAACACAAAAACGGAAGATTCAACTCACGTTTTCATTTCTGATTACGATTCTACTGTACGAGATCTTGATATTACTCAGTGTAGGTTCAAAATTAACAACCGAATTTATGAAGTAAAATTCATAGATGATCCAATGGAAATTCACGACCATTTAGAAATTACATTAAACTTACTAGGTGTTGCAAATGCAAAATAATATAAAAATTGATATAAAACTAGACAAAGTATGTAATGCACTAGATGGAGCAATTGAAAATGCATTAGAAGAAGCTATCGGAGAGCTTGAAAGCCAAACTAAGAAAAATACTAAAGTTAAAACTGGTAAAACAAAAGCCAGTTGGCAACACAAAGTAGATTCTAAAAAAAGTGAAGCTTATGTTGGCTCTAACTATGATAATGCCATATGGGAAGAGTTCGGTACTGGTATTTACGCTCAACATGGTAATGGTAGAAAAGATGTACCGTGGGTTTATAGAGATGAACAAGGTAAATGGCATAGAACAAGTGGTAAGAAACCACGTAAAGCATTACAACGTGCATTTAATAGCACTAAAAACAGTATTGAGAGCTATTTTAAGGAGAAATTCAAAGACTTATGATAAATGTATTAAAGACTATTAAAAGTGAGCTAGAAAGCCTTGAAATACCTTATGCATATGATAAGTGGGAATGTGATGTTGTACTTCCATTCTTTGTTGGTGAACTTGATGAAGTAGAAAGCCCATATGAAGATGGTAAAAGTGAGTTTTCATTCACTTTAACAGGAGAAGATGTTGAAACTTATTCTAATTTATACAACTATGCTGAAAAACTTAAAAAAGAATATAAACAATCTAAAAAAATTAAATGTGATGGTGGTTATATCATAATTAGTTATGATAGTACAATAACTATTCCAATTGAAATAGCCAACATTAAAAGAATTCAAATTAAATTCACAATATATTTGTGGGAGGAAGAATAATGAAAAAAGGTAATAACGGTGTTTCAAGTGCAACAGTTCAAAACATTGTATTTGGAGCTGGTACAATCCATAAAGGTTTAAAGTATACCAGTAACACAGGTAGTGGTTCTTGGAACTTTGATGATTCTTGTGTTGGTGCAACAAAAGGTGGCTCAACATTAACAATCACACCTGAGTTCTATTCAGTTGAACCTGATGGATCTACAGTTGCAATTAAAGACTTTAAACGCAAAGTTGGAGAAACTGCAACGCTTGAAGTTAACTTCTTAGAATTAACTAAGGATTTAATCAAGTCAGCAGTTGTTGGTAAAGATGGAACTAGTGCTGATTCAACTGGTTATGATGTAATTGAATCCAAAGATTCTATCGCTGAAGGTGATTATTGGGAAAATATCGCTTTTGTCGGTGAAACTTTAGATGGTAAAAATATCATTGTAATTTTAGATAACGCACTCTGTACAAGCGGTTTATCATTAGAAGGTAAAAATAAAGAAGAAGGTGTCGGCAAATACACATTCGAGTGCCACGCTGATGCTGAAACTTCCTTAACAACTTTACCTTACCATATTTACTATCCAAAAAGATCTTAATAAAAATTAATTAATGAAAACTAGGAGGGCGATTTTTTATGGAATACACATTAAGAAAACCAAGGGCAACTGATGTATTTGTTGCAAGTAAAATCTTTAAAGCTATTGGGGTTAAAAATATTACAAAATGCTTTAATAATGAAGAAATTGAAGAGATTAAAAATTTAGCTAAGGCTAAAAAAGAAAATACTAATATTGACTATGAACAAGTTGGACTTATGGTAGTAACTTCAATTTGTGATTTAGTATTAGAAAAACTTGAAGATATTCAAGAACCATTGATTAAATTTATGTCAAATCTAAGTGGTTTAAAAGTTAAAGAAATTGAAGTATTACCGCCAGCTGACTTTATGGAAATGGCAATTGCAATAATTAAAATGCCAGAGTTCGTGGATTTTATCAAGGTTGTTTTAAAATCGTTCAACTAGGATGTAATGAATTTTGGGATTTGGTATTCAAAAGGTATTCAAATCCCTTTTCATTATTAGATGAATTAATAGAAAATGATATGTTTTCTGGCTTTATAGATACTTTACTTGAAAAGAATAACGAAGACTTAGAGCTTAAAGTATGGCTACACAAAGTTTATGATAAGTCATTTTCTGAATTCACTTCAAAAATTCATAATCAAGATGCTCAAACTGATGAAATGAATGTAGAAGAAGCTAAAACAACCGTTAAAAAATCTTATGAAATTTTGAGCAATTTCCAACCTCAAAATTAGGAGGATCAAATGGAATTATTTAAAATATTCGGAACGCTTGCTTTAGTGGGCGTTGCAAAATCTAAAAAAGAATTAACAGATGTAAGTGATGAAGCTGAAAAGACTTCAAGCAAACTCAGTAAAATAGGCTCAATTGCTAAAACAGTTGGCAAGGGAGTACTAGTTGCTACTGGAGCGGTTGCCACTGGGGCAGTTGGGCTAGTTAAAAACGTTTCATCTTCATATGGGCGTTTACAGCAATCAATTGGTGGTATTGAGACTTTATTCAAAGACTCAGCCCAAAAGGTCATTGATAACGCTAATAACGCTTATACAACAGCTGGTATTGATGCCAATACTTATATGGAGCAAGTTACTAGCTTCAGCGCATCTTTACTTCAAGCTTTAGATGGTGATACGGAAAAAGCTTGTGATAGTGCAGATATGGCTATCCGTGATATGGCAGATAACGCCAACAAAATGGGTACTCATATGCAAGATATCCAAAACGCTTATCAAGGTTTTTCAAAGCAAAACTATACCATGTTGGATAACTTAAAACTTGGTTATGGTGGTACTAAAACCGAGATGGAGCGTTTACTTGTTGATGCTGAAAAGTTGAGTGGTGTTAAGTATGATATATCCAACTTAAATGATGTATATCAAGCTATCCACGTTATTCAACAAGATTTAGGTATTACTGGTACAACCGCAAAAGAAGCTGGAGAAACCATCGAAGGTTCATTTAACTCATTAGGCGCTTCATGGCAAAACTTTATAGCTGGTTTAGGTAATCCTGATGCTGATATGAAAAAGTTAGTAGATAACTTGGCTAAAGGTATTAATGGAGCAGTTCAAAATGTTATACCAGTTATTAATAACATGGTGGCAGTACTTCCAACAGTTATGGATGCTTTGATTGATGCGGTTCAGTCAATGTTACCTACACTCATTCAAACTTTTACAGAGTTGATCACTAAAGTAATTGATGCAATAGTTAAGTTATTACCAGAGTTTGTACCTTTGGCAGTAGAATGTATATTAACAGTTACTCAAGCATTAATAGAGAATCTACCGTTAATTATAGATGCTGGATTTCAACTTATAGTTGGCTTAGGAGAAGGTTTAATCGAAGCTTTACCAACTTTAGTACCAATAATTGTAGATGTAATACTCAAAATAGTTGACACTTTAATAAACAATATCGATTTATTAATAGAAGTGGCTGTGCAATTAATCCTAGCTTTAGCTGAGGGATTAATTAATGCTTTACCAAAACTAATCGAATATGTTCCTAGAATTGTGGAAGCTATAGTTAATACAATAATTAACAATTTGCCAGTTATTATTGATGTTGGTATTAAATTAATATCAGCTTTAATTGAAGGTATTATAAAGTCGATTCCAAGCGTATTAAAAGCTAGTGCGCAAATAGTGCAACAACTATTTATTGGATTAGTAAATGGTGCAGTTCAATTATTTAATGCTGGTGGGTCGTTAATTAATCGTTTACTAGATGGCATAAAATCTAATTTCCCAAAAGTACTTAATTTCTTTAAAAACAATTGGAAAACTATCATTTCATTTATTGTCAATCCTTTTGAAACAGCAGTCCAACAAATTGCTAAACACTTTGATTCAATTAGAAGCTTCTTTGGTAATATCATTGATAACATTGCTGATTTATGGAACAATTTCTGTAATTGGTTTAAATCAATTTTCAAAGTACCACATTTCACAGTTGATGGTTCATTAAATCCAGTTGACTGGTTCAAACATGGTATGCCAAAAATAGGTGTTGAATGGTACGCTGAAGGTGGTATCATGAATAGACCGACCGCCTTTGGTTACAATCCAATGACTGGTAATGCTATGATAGGTGGAGAAGCTGGAGCTGAAGCAATCACCCCGATTTCAACACTTCAACAATATGTATCTGAAGCAGTTAAAAACGAAGTTGACGGATTAAATTACTACTTTGATAAACTAATCAACTTATTAAGCACTTATTTACCTGATATAAAAGATAATATGAGTCAACAAATAGTACTAGATAGTGGACAATTAGTTGGAGCTATGGCTTCAAAAATGGATACAAAACTAGGTGACTTAGCCTATGGAAAAAGTAGATTTAGGGGGTAAGTTATGAACGGAATAACTTTTGGAACTAAGCATACATATGATGACTGGGGATTAGTCCTAACTAACAAAGCGTTAGGACTCCCAACCCCTAAAACTTCAAGTGTAGATATTGAAGGAGCTGATGGGGTAATTGATACTTCAGAAGTTCTATGTGGTGAAATTAAATTTAATAATAGAATTCTTGAATTTGAATTTACCATGACAACTGACTATGAAGAATTTAACGATTTAGTTACTGAAATAGCTAATTATCTTCATGGTAAAAAATTAAAAATTATATTAGATAGTGATGAAAGTTACTATTATGTTGGAAGATGCCAAATCAACCAATGGGTTAGCGATAAGAGAATTGGTAAAATAGTTATCCAATGTGATTGTGAACCGTTTAAATATACAAGTGCTAATTGTATTAGTAATGCTAACATTAATGGTGATACATATGTTAAAATCCACGGAAAAAGAATGACTGTTAATCCAATAATTAAAGTTACTAATGATATGACAATAGTTGTTAACGGTGAAAATAGAAACTTAAAAGTTAATCGAGAAAATGAGATTCCAGATTTATTTATCAAAGAAGGTGTAAATATTTTGCACTTTAATGGTAATGGAATTGCAACTATCATTTACCAAGGTGGTGAACTATAATGTATCAAATAATTATGGATAACCACGATGGTGAAAGATATATTATTCACGATTCGAGAAGTAACAACTTAAAAGTTGCAAATGCTGTTTGTGAGCTAGAGCTTAATAAGACTGGCTCACTCAGCTTTAAAATTAGTCCAACACATCCATATTTTAGTGATATAAAAAAGCATTTATCCGAAGTTTATTTAGTCCAAGATGGTGATGTAATCTTTTGCGGAAGAGTTTTAAATGATGAAACTGATATTTATAATTTTAAAACTATTTCTTGTGAAGGTATGCTGGGATACTTGTTAGACTCAGTTCAAAGAGCCAAATCATATTCATTAAAAGGTGATACTAAAATTAAAGACTACTTGACTGATGTTATTAACATCCACAATTCACAAGTAGATCAATATAAGCAGTTCAGTGTAGGTAACGTTACTGAAGTCGATTCTTCCGCCACATTTTATAAGATATCTTCTTATGATGATACTTTAACAACTTTAAATGAAGATTTGATAAATACTTTTAATCACACTTATTTAATACCTAGAATTCACAACAATATTAAATACTTGGATTATCTTACTTCTAAACAATTACCAGTCAATAATCAAATAATTCAATTTGGTAAAAACTTATTAACTTTAACTAGAACTATTAAAGGTGAAGAAATAGCCACAGCTATTATTCCTTTAGGTGCAACAACTAAAACTGATGGTAAGGATGAAGAAAAAGTCGAGTATAAGTTAGATATTACGGATGTTGAAGATTTTACTGATGGAACTATCAAGCATGAAAAAGGTACTGATTATATCTACGATGAAAAAGCAGTTCAAACATACGGTAAGATATTTAAAGTACTAGTGTGGGATGGAGTCGAAAAAGACACACAACAATTAGTTAAAAACGCTAAAGAACAGCTTAACTACTATAAAAAGTTAGCCAAAAACATAGAATTAAACGCTTTTGATTTACACCTGTTAGATGTTAATATCGAATCATTCCGAGTAGGACAAAAAGTAAAAGTATATAGTTCAGTTCACAAGCTGGATGATAATTATATGATAGTCCAAAAAATGACAATTAATATAAATCAACCAGATAAAACTACTATTGTACTTGGTGATGAAGAAAGAATATCAATAGATATTAATAGTTCAGCTTCTAAAAAGATTGATGAAACTGAAAAAACTTTCAATGATTATGATAAAAAGTTTAACGATAAGACTAAAGACTTCTTTAACCGCCAAAAAGGTACTGGTAGTGATACTGATTTAAGTAAATACGCTTTAAAAGCTGATGTTCAAAATGCGTTTGATAGACTGGCTAATTTGATTGGGGGAGTGTAAATATATGGCTTTTGATTTAACAAGCCTAGAAACGGCTATAAATGGGCTTAAATCCAATATTAGCAATGCTTACAACGCTTGTATTACTAAAAAGGCAACATCTATACCAACAAATAAGAATTCAGCTAATTTAGCACAGTGTATATTATCTATTCCAACTGGGAGTAGTAGTGGTGATACACCAGTAATTAGTGAAGCTATAACAGCTGGTAGTTTTAGTGGATTTAATGTTACCGTTCCTGAAGCAACTGAAAATGATGATGGAGAACTAGTTTATCCAAACGAAGTTACTTTAGCTATGGGTAGTGTAGGTGTTACATTCACATCTCTAGTGTGTTTTAGTAATACGAATGATGGTTACTTCAGTATCACTAAACTTCCTAATAACATGTGTATTGTTTCAAGCCATGTATTTAACAGATATAATGATGAATCACAAACAGGAGTAATTGACACAAATGGTAGTGCAAAAACATTTAGAGCATCTTATAATATAAGTGGGAATAGTATCAAGTTAGTTTTAAACGCATTTCCAAATCAAGGCACAATAGGCACTTCTGATAGTGAATACTTTAGAGCAGTCGCTGATCAAGTCGCAACCAATGAATGGGGCTATTTCTCAAATTATCCGCTTGAATTAATCACAATCACAACTTAGGAGAATAACATGGAAAATAATATAAATGAAATTGAAATTACAAAAGAACTAACAAACCATGATGAGAATATTAACTCACTTAAAAGGCGAATGGATAAAGTTGAAGAGCAGTCAAAAGCTATTAATAACTTAGCTATGAGTGTTAAAGAATTAGCTATTAATATGAACACCATGAATGAAAAACAAGAAGAGCAAGGTAAGAGACTTGCTGAATTAGAAGCTAAACCAGCTAGGCGTTGGGAACAGATAGTAAGCTTAATTATCACAACACTAGTTGGTGCATTATTAGGATATTTATTAAGCAGATTGGGGATAAAATAAAATGAATATAAATGAAATTATCAATATTGTATTAGTCGTATTAGGAATCATAATTACTTTACTAACATACTACTTCAAGATTAAAGCAAAATTGGAATCCAGTGTTAGTGGAAGCATTAATGATGCTGAAATAGCTGGAGTCGATGGTAAAGAGAAGATGAAGCGTGTAGTTGATGATCTCTATTCATTAGTACCACTTCCATATAAAATGATTTTTACAAAAGACTTTATAGAAAAGTTAGTTCAAAAGGCTTTCGATAAAATTGAAGAATACGCTAAAAAACAAACTAAAAAGATTGAATCCAAAAAATAAAGGAGTATAATTAAATTATAAGTAGCAGTGGTTAGACTACTTTCGGATTATATTTTCTCCATTTTTCAATAAAAAAGTCTAAACTTAAGTGTTTAGGCTTTTTTATTTTTGTCCACAATCTAAATGAGGTGGTTATATGAGTGATAAAGAGCGCATAGAGCGTTTAGAACGCTTGATAGAGTTATTATTCGAGATGCTAAGAGAAAAGCCCTAGAACGTTTGTTTTAGGGCTTATTTGCTATTCTTCCCAACCTTTACTGAACTCTTTATCCTTGAATAACTCAGCAAGTCCGCTTATTTGCTTAAGTCTAAGAAGTTCTTCAGCATCCATACCTATATTTTTCATAATCCATGCATCCGACATTCCACTCTTAACTAAATCAGCAACTATATTAGTCATTAATTCAATCGAATGTGAACCTCTAGCTCTATTATGGCGGATGGTTGAAGCCATTCTATTGGATAAATCTTTATCAATTACAACTACTGGAAGACATCCATTTTCACGTTCGTAAATATCCTTGTGTTCCAGCATTGTTCTATATCTATGGAATCCATCTACAATTTCATATTTATCTTGATCTTTAAGATAATAACACACTATTGGCATAGTATATCCATCTTCAAGAATTGACTTATAAAGAAGCTTCATTTCTGGCACGGCAACATGATTAGGGTTATAAGCGTTTGCTTGTATCTTTTCTATTGGTACAGCTTTAACATTGTAAACTGGTGATTTATAATTTTGCATATTTTTCTATAGCTCTCTTTCTTTTCTCTATTTCATTTTTGGTTTGGCTAAAGCCCATATATTTACAATAATAGTCATTTTTAATTATACAAATACACATACGTTTATATGTTGGTAATTCTTTAAAATTGGTTACATTTGTATCATCTAAATAGTCATTAAATGCAATTACTTTTTTATTGGTACTATAATTACTGGTATAGCCTTTATCTATATAATTAATGTTGTCTTTTTGCAATTCTTTAATTGTTTCATCGCTTAAACAACCGCCTTTATCTTTCCAAAACTTAATTGAAGTGTTTAATTTGTTTAAGTAATGTTGCTTTGTTTTTTCATCCAAAGTATTGAGCAAAAAATAACAATACTGCTTCCATGTAAAATCTTTAGGTTTAGTTATTTTATTCCATCCCATAGCAGTAGTTCCACCATAAATAGCGGTAAAATTAACACCGTTAACTCTACCAATCATCTTTCCCCAGTTATTTGGATCAATAACTTTATAGAGTTTTAAGGTGTTTGATGCACAATCATTGAATGGACTTGCGACTCTCATTTGGTCAACGCTTAGCCCAGATTGATAGTACAAATCATATAACTTATTGTATCGCTTAGCAAACTTTCCAAAATATATCCAATCATCTTGAACATGCCAATCATAAATTGGATAAGCCTTGTTTCCATTAATCCATGATTTACCCTTATATTTAACAGCGTGATCACTCGCTATTGCTCTAAATCGGTTTAACGATTCATCCGTTCTTATTCCTATTACAACAGCTGTTTTACCGTGTTTTGATTTAAACCAATCGCAAAATCTATCTTGAACATCATAATCAAAGCCGTGGTAATCAAACTGGCAATTATGCTGATTAATAACGTAATCATATGTAGGCATTTTTCTAACCCAAATAGCTCTTTTAGATTCTTCCCATGGAATCCAATACCCAGATGTCATACTAGTACAGCATTGAGCTTTAATTGGAAGACAAAGCCAATATCTCTCAATATCAGAATAGCGCTTGAACGTTTCATCTACAAAATCGGTAGTCATTTGGTATTGAGCTTCATAATCTAAGTGATACATTGACAACTTGTTTAATAAGCCGTTTTCCTTAGCATAGTCATAGCATAACTCAAGACATACAGTACTATCTTTTCCACCACTAAAAGCCACTAGAACATTATCAAACTCATTAAATAAATAAGCTATGCGTTCTAGTGCTAGCTGATATACATTTTTATCTAAATAGTTTTTAGCCATTCTTCAACTCCTTTCTTTTCAATTTCTTCTTTAACTTCATCAAGTAATTTAATTTTTTTGTTTAAGCATCCACGGATAAGTTTATCCAATCCACAATTGCAATTCATATCATAGTAATCAACATCATATTCTTGCCCCATTCTGAATATTCTAGCTTCAGCTTGAATCCGTTGGGAATAATCAAAAGTATGATCAGCAAATATAATGTTTCTGCAATTTTGTAAATTTAAACCGAATGAACCACAACCATAAGTTATGTACAGTGTTTTAAATTTACCTTCTCTAAATTCCTGGATGATAGTATCTCTTTTAGAATTACTCATATCACCAATAATCTTGTGAGTTTCTTCACTAGGGATACTGTCAAGATATTTAACAAATACTATCACTTGCCCATCAATAGAATTTATTGTTTTTCTCATTAGCTCAAGTCTACTTTTTTGAGTGCAATAATGCTTCTGGAGTAGTGTAGCCAAAGAGAAGAACGCAATATCATTATCAAATCCAAGAAAGCCATGTTTAATGTTTTCATATTCTTCCAGGTCTTCGATTGAGTAATTTATTTGGTGGTAAGTCTTATCCTTGCCAAGATCTAGTTTACTGTCAAATATGTATGGTTTTATTAATGAAACTAAATGTTCAATGTTATATTGTTTTTTAACCTTGTTTTTAAGCCTTCCTTGAAGGTAATATTCGCAATACTGATTTCGGAATTGGGTAATAGACATATTGAGTATTTTAGGGGATAAAAACTCCATTTGGGGGTATAAATCAAGGACATTTTTTGATAGAGGTGTTCCGTTCAAGATAAGCTTGTACTTGGCATAGCTTCCAAGCTTAAGTATCCGCTTAGTTCTTTTGGCGGTCATATTCTTAATTTTAAGACTTTCATCCACTACAATGAATGATTTTGATTCAATTACTTTGTTAAAAACTCTCAAATATTCTTTACTACTTTGTGAAATAGTTTCAACACCTATAATGTCTATTTTTAGCTCAGGATGCCACTTTAGGCGTTCTTGTTCGATTTCTTGTTTAATTGAAAATGGGCAAATCCAAAGAATGTAATTAATTTTATCTTTTTTAGAAGCTATCAAATCAAGTGCAACTTTTGTTTTACCAGTACCCATTTCCATGAACAAAGCACCGACTTTTAATTTGGATAATTTAGCAATTGCTAATTCTTGATTATTCATCTTTCAATTCATCCAATACTGAAACTTCTTTTACTTCCAGTGGAGCTGGTTTGTGTGTTTCATAAATATTTTTTGTATGAGGGGCAGTAATATTTTCATTCATTGCCCCAAAAGCTTCTTCAAATTCTTCAACACCTATTACTTCTTCAGCTATAATATCTCTTGAATTATATTTACCTTTACCATGCTTAATTAATTTAAAAGTAAAATCATCATTATAACCAATACTTAAAGCGTTTGAATTGTAGCCAGTTCTTACTAATTTTGAAGGATGCCAGAAACTGAAACCATCGTAATTTGAATTGTGTGGCATCTGGATTAATACTGCTTTCATAGTTTCAGCTTTAATATTTTGTTTGTTGATTTGAATATTTTTCCACATATTTATTTTCTCCTAAAGTTCTTTAACTACGTGATAAACGCCATTTTGATATTGGCATAATAACCATTTTTGAGTATATTCATCTGTGCAATCTAAGCAACAGTGTTGTTCTCCCCAAGAGTAAAAGTTCCAGTGATCGGACAATCTTAATGAACCTTCAGGTTTGGAATCCCAATCGATATTATCACTATCATAGAAAGAATTTGAATAAGGTGATTTGTTAATTTTTTTAAATGTAATTAATGTTTTTAAAATTTCGTTTCTTTTTTCTTCATTATAGATTCTTTCATAAATACTTAATAGTTGTTCATACTTTTTGGAGTATCTAACAAGATTTAAAACTTTTCTAAAATCCCTTTTAATTAAAGCTTTTCTAGCTTTTTCTTCTCTTATAATTTTTCTATCTCTTTTTTCAATAGCTTCTAATAATTCTTCTTTAGTTCTTTTACCTTTAAGTTCCATTTTGATATTTAAAGATGATAAATTTTTCTTATGATTTACTTCTTTAACAAAAACTAATCTATCGTTTTCGTTTTCTTTATATACAACTATATCTTCATAGTCTGTATAAATAAATCTTCTTCCTTGTTTTTCGCTTTCAGTGAAATTTACTAATAATGTTGTCATATTGTAACCTCCTTTTGATTACACGCATATTTTAGCTCTTTGAATTGTCATTGTCAATAACATTTTCAAAATATTTTTAATTTTCTGATAATTTAATATAACAAAATAAAAGAGGGTAATAAAATTACCCTCAGTGCCAACATTTTGTCAACAATCAGCAAGTTAATAATGAATACATATAATGATAATAGAATATAATATATTAACTGTAACACTTATTATTTCAACACTTAGTTACACTTGAATACTCTTAGTTATTAATCTACTTAAATATAAAAGAAAAGTAAATTTAAGCCTTGGGATAAGTTAATTACTTATTTCGAGGCTGTATTACTGTTAAATTGTCTACCATTTGTCAACATTAAAAATTTTCAAAAACATCAACTGATTTTATACTTTCAGATGCTTTAATATGAGTATAAATATCTAATGTTGTTTGTATAGATGTATGACCTAATCTAGCTTGAACTTCTTTAACAGATACTCCATTCTTTATTAACAGTGTAGCATGAGTATGTCTTAAACAATGAAAGTGAAAATCTATATCCAATTCTCTAGCAACTGACATACTTTGGTGTCTTAAATTAATAACGCTTAATAATGTTAAATTATTTCTTGTACAAATGAATTTAGGAGCTTCCATATCTAATTTATTAGCGTTGTCTATTTGAACCTCTCTCCAGGCTTTTAATTCATTTATAAGCTTATCTCCAACTGCTATATCACGTACTGATCTTGGTGTCTTTGGATAATGTATATGAATTTGATTAAATGCCCATGTTTGAGTTTTACATACATGAATAGTTTTATTTTCAAAATCAACATCATCCCAAGTTAAACCTAATACTTCACCACCTCTCATACCAGTGAACCAACCAATAAGAAATGGTATTCTATAATAAGTTACTTTAGTATCAAATTTTTTTAATATCTTTTCAAATAAATCAGGTGTAACTATTAATGTATTTTTAAATTTTTCTGAATCTGAAGTTTTAATTCTAACTCTAGAGCACGGATTCTCTTTAATAACACACATTTGATATGCATAATTTAAAGCTCCATTTAAGATTCTTCTAACATTTCTAACAGTACTAGTAGCATAACCTTCATCAATTAACTCATTGAACCATTTATTTATTGCAAGTGGTGTTAAAGAAGCTAATCGATAATTACCAAACTGTCTTTTTATCTGTCTAATAACTGAGTTATAAGTTTCTTTAGTAGCTGGTTTATATCTTTTATCAATACAATCTTTATACCAAATATCTAACCAGTCACTAACTGACATCATTGTTTCATTATTAACTGTTCCACAACTGTCATATTCAGCTTTAGCTTTAGTTCCAGCTTCTAAACATTCTTTTTTAGTTCTAAATCCACCTTTTGATTTTCTTTTACGTTTTCCATCAACAGATGCTATTTCAAAACTATACTCCCATGTATTACCTCTCTTACGTGTTGATATTTGTGCCATTTTTATTAAAACCTCCTTAAAAGTAAGTGTTAGTAAGAGTTGGTAAGTGTTCGGTAAGGGTTAAAGTAAGTGTTTTTTATACGAACTCTTACCTTAAAAAAATGATATTTTTAGTCAATTTTTAGCCTTTTTAAGCCAAAAAAGTCCGATTTTTGATAAAAAAAGGTAAGTGGTAAGAGTTACTATTATATATTTCTTTATTATTTATATTATATATGTATTCATTATAATGATTTCCATAATTTAATAGTTTTATAAATAATATATAAAAGAAATTAACTATTAACACTTACCTCTTACCTTTTTGTTAAAAAAGCCCTAAAAATAGGTTTTTTTTAAGGTAAGGGTTTATCAAAATAACCCTTACCAATCCTTACCAACCCTTACCTAAGCATAAAGCTCACTTAGTAATTGGTTAGTGTTTTTGATTATTTTTAAGACAAACTCTTTTTGTTCCTTGGTTAAATCTTTTTTATTAATACTGACTTTGTTGGCTTTAATCATTTCTTCATATAGATTATCTAAAACTTTATCTACTTCTACAACAACAACTTGTTTAATTTTGGTTGATCTATCTTTACGTACTTTTTTAGGTTTGATAGCTCTTATATTTGACCTTTTTAAAACTTTATCTTTATCAGGATTTACATTGTCAAAATCCATTAATGAATCTATGGATATATTGAATATCTCACATAGCTTACAAAGTATCTCTAAGCTTGGCTGAGTGTAGCCGTTTTCATATCCAGCGATTGCACTTCTGGATACACCAACTAACTTAGCTAGCTCTGATTGACTATAACCCTTGAGTTTTCTTAGTTCTTGTAATTTTTTGTTGGTTTCCATATTTATCACCACCTTTCAAAAACCCAACTAATTTTTTCTAAATTGTTATTATTTTTGACAAATGTTATTGACAATGTCATTGTAAATGGTATAATAAAAGCTGTCAAGGGGTTATTGCAAATAACACGTGACAGTTAAAAAAACATATACAAGGAGGCACAATCATGAACACACAAAAGTATATAGTTGACTGCATATCTAATGATAACTATTTTGTTATCAAAAAATCAAATGGGGAGATTTTCGTAAACATTTCTAAGAGATGTAATACCCTTGAAAACATTAAACGTTTTCTAGGTATTTTACATATTGAAAAAATTATTCAATGAAAGGGGGTGAAAAGATGACAAAAGGCGTTAAATTAATGATTTCAAAACGTAAAGAAGCTGGAATAACTCAAGAAAAATTAGCTGATGAATTAGGTATTATCACTAGATCTACAATTGGCTCTATTGAAATTGGACTTATAAAGCCATCAATTAGAAGTGCCAAAGCTATTGCAAACTATTTAGGTTTTGACTGGACTTTATTTTTTGAGGAGGAATAGATGTTACTGTACACTGTTACTGAAGTAGCCAAAATGTTAAAAGTAAATCGTAACTTTGTTTATGATGAGATTAAAAAGGGAAACTTAGAAGCTGTTAAAATCGGCTCAATTAAAATTAGAGAAGACAAACTGGAGGAATATATTAATGACAAACAAAGAAATAGTTAAAGAATTAAATTATTTAGTTGAATTATGTAAGGATGGAATCACACATACTGTTTTACATAGTAACTTTTATAAAGATAGTGATATAAATTACTTTCATGGGTATTCTGAGGCTATGCGTACTCACATTGAGAATTTAAATACATTAATACAAAAAATTGAAACTGAATAATAGAAAGGTGGTGATATAAATGGTTAAGCTCATGAAGCACCAAGCTGAAGTACTTGAAGAATCTAAAGGTTTAACTAAGGTAGCTTACTATTATGATATGGGACTTGGAAAAACTTTTATTGGATCAGAGAAAGCAGTGAGCCTACACAAAAACATTTTGGTGATATGTCAGAAGTCTAAAGTTGATGACTGGGTAGACCATTTTACTGAACATTATGAGTTAGAAAATAACTTAATGATTTACGATTGTACTAAATGGGATAAAACTGATTGGTTAGCGTTCAGTAATGATCCAACTTCAAAGAATGATTTGCATAATAAATCGTTGTATGTATTTGTTATCAACTATGATTTAGTTTGGAGAAGACCTGAATTAGCCACTCTAACGGACTTTACACTCATGCTAGATGAATCATCCCTAATTCAAAATGACACTTCTAAACGCTCAAAATTCATACTTAAAAAGCTTAATCCAACCAACGTAATATTATTATCTGGAACACCAGTTGGTGGAAAGTATGAAAATCTATTATCTCAAATCCATTTACTTGGATGGAGTATTTCAAAACAGCTATTCCAAAGCCAATACTGTATATATGAATATACTGAAGATGGATTCCCTAAAATAGTTGGATATAAAAACGTTGAACGTTTAAAACGTAAATTAAGAGAATATGGATGTTTCTTTAAAAGAACGGATGAAGTTATAGACTTACCAGAACAAAGATTTATTACTAAAGCAATTAAAGAAACCAAACTTTATAAAAATTTTATGAAACACTCTTTAGTTGAAGTAGATGGTAAAGAGCTAGTCGGTGATACAACTCTTAATAAGTTATTATATGCGAGACAATTATCGAGTGCATATAATCCTGATAAAATTCAAGCCTTACAAGATTTAATTGAATCCACTCAAGATAGACTTATTATTTTTTACAACTTCGATATCGAGTTAGAAGCCATTAAAAGCGTTATACCTGAGGATAGACCAATATCCTATATCAATGGCAAGGTTAAGGATAAAACAGCTTATGAGAACGAATCTAACTCAATTACACTGTGTCAATATCAAAGTGGTTCAATGGGGCATAACTTACAAAAGTGCAACAAGATTATTTATTTTAGCCCAACTTTAAGTAGTGAGTTATTTGAGCAATCCAAGAAGAGAATTCATAGAATTGGAACTGTAGATAACTGCATCTACTATAAATTAATTAGTGGTATTGAATGGAGTATTTACAATACGTTGGAGGAAAGAAAAAATTACACAGAAGATTTATTTAAGGAGGAAATGAAAAATGAACATTAAATTTAAAAACGAGATGCACTATGGAAATGATAAAGTTGAAATTTTATCAATGGGAGACTATAAAGGAAAGACTTTTGTAATTTTAAATCTTAGAGGTTTGCACCCATGTGCATATGTTGAATCAAATATTAATTATTATGAAAATAATAATGGAGATGAACCAGCTCATGGTGGATTTACTTTTTATAATACATTATTACATTGGCTAAACAAGTTTCCTGAATACGAAGATATTTTATCTAAGAAATATGTTGGTTGGGATTATGGACATTATGATGATTATTCGCCTAATATAAATATTTATGGTATACAGAGGACAATAGATGAAATTTTAGATGATATTGAAGAAGTTATTGACTGGCTGGATGTTAAAGAAAATGACAAATAGAGAAGCTTTAGATAATTTATATAATCAAGTACCAAAAACTAAAAATGAAATTTTATATAATAAATTAAAAAGTACATTAGATTATTTAGAAAGATTAGAAAGTGCATATCATGCTTTATTTGAAAAATATAGAGAATTAGATATAAAGGTAAGTAAATATGAAAACATACGCTAGTAAAAACAATGCTATTGAAATATGGAACGATTATGAAGCTGGAGAAATACGTTTATTATCACTTCCAATGTTACCTAATGATATCCAGTATTATTTTCTTGATACAATGATTAAACAAGTCAGTTCCGTTATTTTATATGATATGATTAATCCAAAACGATCAAATCCATTTATTGGTGTATATTCAATTGGAGAAGATAACACTTTTTATTACGCTTTAATACATAAGTTAAAAATGTTTAATTTAGATGCAACTAAAATCTATTTTACAGTTATGGAAAATTCTCATACACTAATTTTATTAATTCGTTAAGGGGAAATTAATGGCTCAGGAGAAACGATTCGAGAATAAAGTAAAAGATTATTTAACAACTATTGGATGCTATAACTTTGGCACGCCTAATCAAGATATCACCTTACCTGTTACAGGTTACTGGGAGAAGCGTTGGGGTGGTGGACAGTTTGCTAAAGCTGGATTACCAGACCTACACATAGTTCTGCATGGTAACTCAATAGAAGCTGAACTTAAAGCACCCAATGGGAAACCATCTTTGTTGCAACTTAAGAATTTAGATCTAATTACTAAATCATCTATTGGATTTATATTAGTAGAAAAATATGAAACTAAACTAAAGTTAATCAATTGGATTAAAAACACTTATCCTGAATATAAACACATACCAGTTTGGGATTTTGAACAATTTAAAAGTTTGTGTGAAAAACTATTGACATTATAAATAACATTTTATATAATTAGTTTACAAAAGTTGATATTAATTTATATTAATTGATACTAGAAAGGAGAAAATATAGTGACAAATATAGTGACAAATAGGAGTGGATATTCCTAATATGCAATTCTCATATTCAAAAGTTGACTGCTATTCTAAGTGTAATTATCAATTCA